ACTTCCAGTGCCTTGATGGCGCTGTTGGTATGTCCATTATTTTTGGCATAGGTGTACTGATTTTCTATTTCAGATACAACATCAATACGAGTCTCAACTTCTTTCTCTAGCTCTTCGATGCGCTGCTTTATGTCTTCGCGCTGAAGCAGTCTGTGTCCCTGTGTGTGAGCAGACCCTTCTGAGTATCCAGCAATCTTTGCTGACTCTGTAGCGTTACGGTAAAGAACGTATGCCTGACAGAACTTTTCTTGTCTGACCTTTAGCTCTTTCATGCTGCATCTTTCTCCAGAATAAAGTCTGTATAGTGAGGGGGATTATATTGCTTCGACAGTTTATAAACTTGAGACATGAGTGTATTATCACCATAAAAGTTTATCTTCATTTCGATCTGGGGTTGATCGAATAGTTTCTCACAGTCTTGTGCCATAGCGAGAAGCTCACCCGTAGTCCAGAAGTGATGCTCGTTAATTTCGACTGGCATATACTTAGGACGTACACCGTCATCTAATTTCTGTTTCTTCTGCTCGTCTGTAAGACCGTCGATAGAACAGTCAAATCCAAACAAATGGAAATTCCTAAAGCCAAACACATGCATCATACCGATTGAACGCATTGCAGAGCATGTTCCGCCAGTGACAAATGTGGTAGACTCTTTGTCGATATTAATCTCTTGAGCAGCTTCTACCTTACCGCTGACAATATCAGCTACTGCTTGTGAATATGCATGCCAACCGTATACGTTTTTTGTCTTCTCTAAGATAAACCGAGTTACTGTTGGGTCAGTCATAGAAGCGATAAAGAATTTGGTATGAGGGTCAATCTCTTTGAATAACTCCTGACGCACAATTCCATGTGTGCTTGTTCCTGTTATTGGGCGAGGATCAAGGATAACACATGCCCACGGTTGAATGCCAGCTTCTAACAGTATAGGATAACTGTGCTTAACGCAGACAATCTTTGCGTCATATTTCTTCTGCACCTGTTTAAGTTCATCAAAGTCAATAGAAGGACCGGCTGATGCAATAATAATATGTTCTTCATTCATTGCACAGTTTTGAACAAAATCCCAGCTATCTATCAGGTCTATATTCTCGTTAATGTTATCGAATATTTCCTGTTTAGGCACACAGTCCTTTGGTTGGATTATGATAGGTGTACGGCTAAGAGACTTAGGCAATCCATCAAGGTCTTCTGTCTTCAATCGAACAGCAAGATGAACAGTTCCACCGCCCTTAACTTTATCCTGTGAAGGAAGAACAAAGCACCTCATGTCTTCCTTTCCAATAGATTCAATAAGACGATTAGTTCCTAGAAACTCATCTTCAGGAACTTTTCCATCTTTATCTTTGGCATAATAATCGTCAAACGTAACTACAGGAACATGGCTGAGATGCTTATAGTCAGAAAGAATAGTCTCTTCGCTATGACCACCATCAATAAAGGCAAAGTCAATCTTCTTTAGCTCTTTCTTTGCAAGAGGCATAGTTTCTTTTGAATCACCCCTATGAAGAGAGAAGGTAAATTTCTTTTTCTGCTCCTTCATCTTTGCAGCAAAGTCATTTAGACGTTTTGTTACAGCATCAAAAGAATTATGCGCCTTTGCATTGTGTTCTTTTTTATCTGTCTCATCAGTTGCATCTTCAAACAAATCAAAGCCTACGTAGTGTACTTTGTTTACATTTTCAAACGCCGCAAGAGCCATCTCTACAGCCCGACCACCATTCCATGTACCTACTTCTACGATATTCTTCGGTTTGTAATTACGAATAAGTTCTGCAAGCTGGCTATATCGAGGCAGTTTAATGTCTGGTGAGACTGCACCATCATTGATTTTGTTTTTTCGATTACCCTTATAGTGAATCATAAATTTACCGAGATTAGATTGAGGGAAGACATCTAAACCATCAGCACCTTCACTAAGATTATGAACTTTCATACCATGAGCAGCATAAATTTTAATGAACCGAGTAATAATAAAAGCGTCTGTCCACTCACGGTAAGCAGTAACTTCACCAATGTCATAACAACCACGAATGTCTGCAAGGAAGTAGTGGCTATGCATGTTGTCTAAATTAAAACCTACAAAGCCTGTCTCACTAAAGTCAATATCCTTACGACCAAGATGTACCAAGTCTGCATCTTTTGGAAAAGCATCAAATAAAATTTCTTCAGATACTGGCGCTGTCGTTATAACATCAGCGTCTACCCAGATAAGCCAACCACCCTGCGCTTCTTTCTCTGACACTTCAAGAAAGTAGTCAGTAAGAGCATAAACCTTATGGCAAAATCTAGTAGCATCTAAGCGAAAATTATATTCTATTCTCCCACCTTCAGTTCCATCATGTTTAGCCATAATCTCTAAGAATTTTGATCTGTCTTCTACCTCATCCAGATCACGATATTCAATAATAGGAGATTGAGGAAAGTCTTTCTTCTGTTCTTCAGTTACAGTATCATAGTAGACAATCAATTTAAGATCATCGGCCCAATGCCGCACAACAGACTCAAGCATTTTTTTAGCGTAGACATCATAGTGTTTGCCACAGAAGGACGTTACAAATCTAACCATTTCTTTTTACCATCTCAGAATAGAGTGTTGTCCACTCTTTTGCATACTTATTATCTATTTCTCTTTTGCCGTCCCAGCTATTATAGATAGGTCCACCAGTAGTAAAGTGAACGCACTTTGCATCAATCTTTGGATTTGAATGAGCATCTAGCCAGTTCCATTCTTCGGGAATACTGCCAATGAGATTGTCTTCATTTTCTTTTTCAAGAAAACCAAATCTGTGCAGATAAGAACCGCTCTTTGTGCTTACGTCGTGGACAGTAAAATCTTTTAGCGCCTCATGCTCACAGTTCCAAAGAACTAAACTTGACCAGTTCTTTCTGAAATAGTTGGACTGAATGCGCCGGTCCATCTTAAAGTGATGTTGTGGAGTATGGTCGTGATGTACACAACTAACTGCATACTTAGGATCACAGTACCGCTCAAACAATTCTACTATGTCTGACTTAACAAACATATCGCAGTCCATAAACAGGGCATAACCCTCAAACTGATTTAGAAAAGGAACTAAAAAACGAGTGAAACTAAATTCAGTTGAGAAAGGTTTATCGTCAAAACAATCCACAAATTGATTGTCTTCATTAATATACTGCGAACGAAAGTAAAGACCTGCTCGGCGTAGATTAGTTTGTTTTAAGGGAATAATATCTACAGGACTTGTAGCATATTTTCTAATGCTGTAGGACAAAACATCGAAGTAAGTCTTCTCTTTATCGTCGTATCCTACATATACTTTATATGGTGTATCGTACATGCTGTCTTTCATAAAATGGTGGGGTGAAGACAATCCTCACCCCACTTAACATACCTAGTTAATTGTAATTACTTTTTTGTTTTCTTCGGCTTTTTTACCAGCGAGATAAACTTTGAGTAAACCGTCTTGCATTTCTGCGTTAGTAACTTCAAAGTCTGAACTAACCGAGAAAGTACGTTTGAAGCTACGCTTTGAAATGTTTTGTACAACTGTTTCATCTTCTTTCTCCTTGGTTTTAATGCATGAGGATACTGTTAGAAATCCATCTGATTCTTCGACCTGAACATCTTCTTTGTTGTATCCAGCCAATGCCATTTCAATGACATATCCATCATTAGATTTATAGATATTATGAAAGGGAAAACTGTTAGACATATTAGAATGGAATAGAAAGAAGGGGTGTTGTGTAACATCTTCCCACCGATCAAATCCAAGACTGAAATTACGGAATAGTTTATCTACTTGAGCTAGTGCATTGTTCATTTTTTTCTCCTGTTTAAAGCGAGTTGAAATGCAGACGCGCGTATGCCACGCCTGTACACATATGATATAATATCGTTAAGTAAAAGTCAAGAGAATTTTTCTCCTCTGAACCAGCAAGTTAAAGCACATCTCTCTCCCTCTTTTACTTTAGTGACGCGGTGAAAGATAAAAGATGGAAAGACAATTATACTTCCCCTTCTTCTCATTTCCTTTACTGTCTTAAATTTATTTGGTGCTTGCGGGTGGACAAAGTTTTGAACCTGAAAATCTCCACCCTTAAAGTCATCATTCAAAGTAATAGATATAGCCATCTTTCTAAGATAAGGATCGCTAGGTTTTTCTACTCCAGTATCTACGTGCCAGTCATAGAACTGACCCTTGCCGTAAAAAGATATTTGTGGAATTTCAAAAGAGTTTATATTGAAATCCCACCCAGCCTTCTCATTGGCTATGTCGATGTACAACTCTAGTATTTCTGAGAGTTCAGGGTTAGACAACCAAGCTACTCGATTGTTTCTAATTTCAGAAAGAACCTTGTCATCGCCATCTTTGTAAACCTCTGCCTCTTTACTGTCCAATTCTTTTGCAATAGAAATAAGACCGTCACAGAATGCCTTGGGCAGAACCTCTTTAAAGCAGTAATACGTTAGCATTTACACCCCGCAACTTCCACCATGACCCGTAATGTCACAGATATCGTGCGTCTCTACACCTTCTTCAAACTCTTCGCCAAGTTTATCTACTGCTTCAGAGTATGGCACATTGGTTAGTGGTTGTCCACCACGACATGAATCAGGGTAAACAGTAAAGCCACGTAGGCGATGTGCGTAAGAAGCAAGAGTATTAGCAAAGTCTTCAACAGTGTCTTCATTATTTAACTTACTCCCCCATGCCGGAAGGTTAATGGTTGAGGAGATAGACATATCAACGTAGTCCTGTACGTCAGCCTGAAATTTAATTCTACGTTTGTAGTCATCAGCTAGATCAAGAGCAGATTCAATCTTTTCTGGATCAACCCCATAAAGATCAATCAACTCCTGCGCTGCACTGTCAACTACGTACTGATAATGCCAGCGTGTACCGCCCTTCAAATAGCGGCGTTTATAAGCCACGGCAAAGATTGGTTCTACTCCAGTGCTTGTTCCTGCGAGAATACCAATCGAGCCAGTCGGCGCAATCGCTCTGTTAGCTACAGGACGACTAATGCCCAGAGTGTCAGCAAATTTCTGAGACGTTACATCACTCATTCCTTTGTACACAGACAACCACTGATGCAATTCATCAGTAACTTCGTACTTAGAACCACGCTTGATAAGCCATTCATGCATACCCATAAGGCCAAGACCAAGCCTACGGTTTTTCTCTCTTACATCGTAGACCTTTCGGTAGGGCAGTTTTGCCCGTAGTGTGCCACAGAGAAGAAACTTTGTAGCAAGTTCTACAATGTCGTTAAATTCTTTGAGAGTTTCAATACGACCAAGGTTTAAAGAACCAAGATTACATACATCAGAATCATCAGCGGAACAGACTTCCGTACAAGCGTTGCGAAGCGTCTCATTTTCTTTTTCAAAGAAGTTGAAACTAAATCCCGGCTCTGCTGTGCTAAGAGCTTGCTTGACATTTTTTGCAAAGACATCCCCCACCTCTCCAGTGCGCCAGTATTTTATTAGCCACTCAGTGTCATAGTTTACGCTGATGTTTGTCATGTCTAAAGGAGCAATGAAATTAAAGTCCTGCTCCTTAACCTGACCAATAGAAAAGCCGGTACTACCCACCGGCATATCATACCAGTTCTTACACTCAAGAAACTTATCTATGTCTCTGTGTTGCCAATTAAGGCTGGCATAAATGGCAGACCTTCGTGATCCACCCTGCATAACTCTACGACCAATCTCGTTAATCATCTGCATCTTAGGAATAGGACCAGAGGATAGCCCACCAGTTCCAGCGAGAATACGCCCCTCTTCACGATAGACAGAATAATCTATACCAATACCACCGCCAGTCATAAGACAAGATTCTGACTTCCATGATATGTTGGCCCAGTCTTCTCGCGTATCTTCCTCGGCCTTTAACAGATAACAATTATTGAAGAACTTGTTTGGTCGGCCAGCATAGTACAAATATCTACCGCCGGGAATAAACTTTAGATCAGTGATGTATTTAGTAAGGTCTGCTTTGTCTTCCTTACTCATCTTGTGTTGGCATACATCCTCTACAAGAACTGCCGCTAGGCTAGACCAAGTTTCACACCCTGTATGAGCGTACTTGTGTTTGAAAATATCTTCGCTAAACTTTGAGCGGAACATTGGGTTTTCATTGGAACGGAATGAAGGCATTTAATACTCCTATTTCTCTTGCTGGTCGTGGACATGAAGCATAATTATGGCATAGTGGATTACCTTTAACAAATCCTTTCTATTCTTACCGTCCTTTTTGCCATATCTCTTACAGTATTTCAGTATGTTACCTACGCAAAACCCTTCACCATATCCAGCGTCAAGAATTATATCAGTTGCTTGATATTTATCTTGTGCATAATGCTGGCTATAAGTTTCTTTTATATACTCTCCAATCTCGTGTAGATAGAAGTTTTCATTGAAGTTGTAATTCATGCGTTGCTCCTTAACTGAACGTCAAAACAGTATTGATCCTCTTCCTTACAAAGTCAACCTCTTTTGAGCGAAGAACCTTGAAGGCAAAAGACTTAACATAGTCAGGGTCAATGTCTGCTATATCACAGACGGTGATAAAGTCTTCGGCTGTTACACCGATAGAAGAAAAGAACCATGCCTGTGCAGATCGTCGTGCAACAGCCGCATCTTCAGATTCTTTTTCTGTCTCTGGTTTAGTAGCGTCAAGCATTGCTTGTAGAATGACGCTCATGAATAAAAGCTGCTCTGGGTCAGCCTTTCTTTTTTTTATTATTTCTTCTATTTCGAGAAGGATTTTTGTTTCTTGTTTTTCCATTTAGCCATCCTTCAGGAATGCCATCAGATAATTTGCAATATAAAAACCCGTGCTTAACACACCAGTCAGCGTATGTGGATTTTGCTCCTTTGTACAGCTTTGAGTTTGGATTGTTGAAGACAAACCTTACATCCAAGTCTGGATTACTCTCGCGAAGAAAAAGATGTTTCTTTCTATCCTGAAGTGTAAACCTGCCCTTTACCTCAAGAAGTATTCCATTGTCCAGCACAAAGTCTGGAAGATATTTCTTACTTTCAATCCACATGTATTTTATAAAGTAAGGTTCAAAAGAAAAATTAATGCCCTTATCCAAGAGAAAGTCATTGGTTATTCTCTCGGACTTAGACCGGAACTTAGTCATGTATTTCCTCTACATCCGGCATACGACCAATGCGAGTCAAGTACCTCGGACCAGTAGAATAGTTAAACTTTTTAAGGCCCTGCCCGTTGTTACTATCAGACCAGCAATCATGCTTATAAGAACAATAAACACAGCCAATGTGTAGCTTATAATTGCCAGACTTACCATCAGGAACGTCACTATAACAACGAGAGGGAGGTGTGCTAGTTTTAATAACTGACTTGAGATGGTTGATTCGTTCTTCTGCATTTATCATTTCCATTTCATGTACAGGACAATAGCAAATCTCTCCAGATGATTTATCTATAGCAACAAAGCCAGCCTTCTTTACGTTGTTTGCCTTTGCATAGGCAGATATTTGTGCAATATATCCAAACGGATCATCTGTGTGTATAGATGCTTCTTTAAACTTTTTAAATCCATATGGTGATGCGCTTTTAAAATCTACTAACACACCGTCAACCATTGCATCTTGATGTCCGACAACTCCATTCACAGAGACTTGCTTCTGTTCATCCGTAACGGCATGACCTGCAGTGCGAGAGAGAAAGATCAAAAGAGATTCGAGTATGTCTCCATACAAGAACTTAATCTTGTCCTGTCCAGACAGCTTCTGCTTGTTAGCAGTGCCTTCATCCCTGACAGAATACCAAATCTTTCTGTCTGGCTGTCCGATAAGAGACAGTCTAAGATTTCCTTTTGACCTTTCTCGCTCTTTAAGTGAAGACACAACAGAATCAACAACACCCTTTACAAACCTCTCTAGGTCTGCCTCTTTTACTTCCACTTCTTCATCACACTCAAAGATATTATAGATATCTTCGATCAGAGTGTCTATAGTTTTTCCTGTCACTATCTCCACCATACTCAGAACTAAACAGCCATTAGTTCTGGCTTATCAGACATAAGTTTATAACGTGTGTAATTCGCACCGTCTGGACGTTTTGCGGTTACAGCGTCGATAAGATAACCAGACTTACGAAGGTCTGAGATTGTTGCTGTGAGATTTTCACACCACCCATTCTCAATGGCAGTCTTACGAGTGACACGCATACCCTTCTTCAGTGCGCGTAGAACTTTAATCTGATTGTTAATCATGTTAGTTTTCCTTCACTTTGATATAGAAACATCTCATCAATCAACTGATGAAATGACACTTTTGTTTGCCAACCTAACTTCTCTTTGGCTTTGGTTGAATCTCCAAGAAGAAGATCAACCTCTGTTGGTCGATAGAATTTAGGACTACAATCGACAAGAACTTTGTTGCCATCTTTGCCCACGGTGTTTACTCCTTCGCCTGACCAAGACAAAGAAATACCAAGAAACTTTTCAAAGGAATAGTCAATCAACTCTTTGATGGAGTGTGTCTCTCCAGTAGCAAGAACATAATCTTCTGGATTGTCTTGCTGTAACATCAGCCACATTCCCTCTACATAATCCTTTGCACTTCCCCAATCACGCTTGCTGTATACATTACCAACAGTCAACTTGTCAAGTCTTTTTTCTTTAATATCATTCACAGCCTTGACAATCTTTTGTGTTACAAAATTATCCCCTCTCATCGGAGATTCGTGATTAAACAGAATACCGTTACAGGCGTACATGTTGTAAGCCTCTCGATAATTCTTAACCATCCAATAGCTGTACAACTTAGCCACGCCATAGGGCGAGCGAGGATAGAAGGGAGTAGTCTCGGTCTGCGGAGTTTCTACTACCTTCCCATACAACTCTGAAGTAGATGCTTGATAGAACTTACAACTGTCAATCATTCCAAGTGATCTAATTGCCTCAAGCAATCGAGTAGTACCAAGACCGTCAACATCACCAGTGTATTCAGGAATATCAAAACTAATACGAACATCAGACTGTGCAGCAAGATTATAAATCTCCTGTGGCTCAACTTCACTTATGATTCTGAGAAGGCCAGAAGTGTCTGTCAAATCTCCATACAGAACTTCAAAATGCTCGCCCTTGTTCAGCTTGTTGATACGTGTGAAGTTATCTACTGAAGACCTACGAACAACAGAATATACATCATAACCCTTGTCCATCAGGAGTTGAGACAAATAATATCCATCCTGTCCAGAACCGCCAGTTATTAACGCTCGTTTCATTTATAAATCCTAGTTTGTAAAAAGATGTTAGCCACCCTCCCGCACTGCTAACTCAGTTGTCTCAAGACCTAAGTGACAACCCCTATTTGTGTGTCTACCTAGAAAGGAGCATCTTCGGTAGACTCACCACCACCAGCCACATAACCACCATCAACAGGAGAAAAGTCAGATGAACTTCCTCCATACTCTACAAGGTCAACAACCTGAAGGGCGATAAGATCAGTAGCAATGCCATTCTTCTTGTTATATTCCCATTCGTAAGTTGCGAACTTAACATTGACCTGACTGCCATTACCAATCAAAGAACCATCCCAAGAATTGT